TAATTTTCTCCTGTTTCTCTTTTATTTAGACTGAACCTACTACCTCATTGAAACTTACGCCTGTGCGTACCGCCACGAAGTTAAGTTGAATGAAGTTGATAGAACGAGCAGGTTTGATATAAATGTCACCAACAAACTCATTGCGATCAATAATTTCTGCTGTGTTGTTAGTGTCGTCACAGACTACACGGAAGTCGGTGATACCACGACGACCTTGAACATCACGTAGATATGGTTCAACTAGAGCAACGAATGCCGCACGTGTGAACTGATCGTTGAATTCGAACAGAGAGAAACGTGCTGCACGTGCAATTGCTTTTTCAATTGTGATAAACAAACGACGAACATTGATGCGATCAAATGCACTTGGTTTTGCAAGCATTGTTTTATCACCATAAAGAACAGTGCCTTCACCTGGGAACGAAACAACAGGATTAATACCTTTGAGATACATTGTATCACGTTCTGCTTTGGTTGGATTCCATGCAAGTTTAATTACATTCTTGATGACACCACGATTCATACCACCTGGTGAGAACCAAGGATCACGTTCATTATCTGTACGTACACATACACCAGCAATATCACCGTTTAGTGGAATCCAACGATAAACATCATTGTATTTGTCGTACTGATACTTGTAACCAGAATCGATTACTGCATATGAAGATGATGTGAGTGTATCACGGTATGCAGTAACATCAGTTGCTTCATTACCAAAATTATCAACAACGTCTGCTTTTTCTGGCGAAATAAATGCAACACAATCTTTACGGAATTCCGCAATATTGCTAATAACGTGCGTAGCAATCGTGCTGTTACCTGTACCAGTTACAAGTAATGATACATCAACTGCTTCGGCATTTTTAAACAGATCCCATGCAGTTGTAACTTGTGATGAGCCTACTGAACCATCTGCACCATTTGATAGTGAGTATTCTACATTTGCTGTTGTTGTTTTAAATGAAGATGCATTAGCAGTAGAACCCCATGCAGTACCAGAACTTAGATTTGCTGTTGCTGGATGTGCAACCCACCATACGTACTTTGATCTGTTTGAAACAACATTCTTGTAATAGTTGCTGTTACCTGAATCGTCTTTTGCATCGGATGCTTTTGAAACGAATGCGTATTTTTCAAGAACTGTACCTGCTGTACCAGACCACAAACCGTCTTCGTCAACAACAACGATATGAACTTCGTCATTTGCACCACCACGGCTTGCAACATATGCCGATGTTCCGGTGTTTGCATTGAATTGAGAACGATATGGCCATGATGCAAATGTGCCTAAATCGGCCACCGAAACTTTTAATGAGTTACCCAGTGCGCCAGGAAATTTTGCTGCCCAACCACCATATGCGCCATCGGCATATCCGCTGTGATTGTCTGACCAGTCATCTTCGTTTTTGATTACTAAAGCCCCGCCGTTTGCGGTAGCATTGTTAGCACCACCTGGTGTGGCACGAACGATTTTTAGATTGTTACCATATGCTAGGAAGTTCGCTGCGGAGAACCAATATTCATAATTAACGCTATCTGGTTTGCCGAATGTGTCCACTAGTCGAACTTCATCGGAAATAGTTGTTACAACACCACATGGTCCCCAATTAAAAGGTCCTACAAATGCGCCAGTAGAAGTGGCAACTGAAGGAATAACTGTAGTCAGATCGATCTCTGATACATTCACTCCAGGTGATAATTGAAATGCCATTGGATTTCTCCTTTTATTGTTGGGTCAATATTCTTTTTATTGTCTATTTAGTTTTTTACAAACTTGATGATAAATAACCCGCAGGTGGCTCCCACATATCTCCATCTTCCACTTCCATCTCTCTACGCAGACCGTCTTCAATAAAACCAAACGGCAGCATACTTTCTTCACCTAATAGATTCTGTTCTTCTAGCATTATCTTTCTTATGTCAATTCGTGTCTCATCTTTGAAGAAAGTCTGTGCTGTCAACCACGCATAAAGTACCAAACCCATCACGATGTCGTCGTTGTTACCTTCTTCGGCAGCATAAGAGTCTTTTTTACGTACAAAAGTATTCAATTCGGCGATGGTATCAAAGTCATTTATGATAAGTTTGTCATTTTCAATCAGCGTCTTGAGGTTAGCACAACCAATTTTTTTGACTGATTTTGTTGTCTTTACACCAAAAGCAACCGAACGTTTGAATCCGGCAGAGATACTCTGACCTTTGATGTGATGATGCTCTAACTTATAGATGTTCTCATATTCTAAATCATAGTGAAGAATATCTACCACCTGCTGACCCACATTGTTTGTTTCAATTAACACGTAAGACTGATTGTAACGATTGGCTAAAGCGTATATGACTGTAGGTAAGAACAATAGCGGCAACTTATTGTTGCGATATCGTGCAACTTGCTTGTATGGTGCTTCAGTAGCATCCACAATATTGACTGTATGATAGTCTAGTGCTACGCCTTCTGCACAATCTACAGTAGCAATGTAGATACGTCCGGGGCGTGGATCTTCATAGATAAAGAGATTACCGTCATCTTCAATTCGCATTGGGTCATAAAAAGCAAGTGAACGCAGTTTAGAACCAGAAATAAGTGTTGCTGAAGAACCGATAAACTCTGTCTCAAATTCTTGACGGAACTGTTCTTCAGAAGTGTTCCGTATCGTTTCTTCTTTCCATTTTTCATCACGACCTGGCACCATTGACCAGTGAATCTCAAGTGTCTTATACAATGAACGACCTTCCATTGCATCCATCCACATCTTGTAGAACAGATTCAGACCGTTTGGTGTAGAAACAATAATTACTTTAGATGTTTTACCAGATGAAATAACAGGGTAAGTAGAAGTAAAAAAGTCTACTGCCATGTTGTGTGGTACGAACGCAAATTCATCAAGGAAGATTAGATTGTATGAACCACCACGAACACCGGCTGCTGATGTTGCATACGCATAAATCTTTGAGCCGTTTTCTAATTCAATCGAACGTTTGTTCCAGTTAATGATGCCTTGCTGAAGCCACATGGGTAGATACTCATATGCTTTCTGTATCTTAGCTAAAATGTCTTGTGCAAGTTGAAGTTTGTTAGCAAGAATACCAATTACAAACTCTTCATTAAACAGTGCAGACCAAAGCATGTAACCAACAGTCGTAGTTGTTTTACCAACCTGTCGTGGCATCTTTGCAATGACAAAACGATTGTTATGAAATTGTGTGACCATCTCTTCCTGAAATGGCCACATATCAAAAGGCACAAGGCCTTTATCTACGTTGACAATCTTAACGTAGGTGCGAATGAAATACACCGGATCTTCGGTGCATTTTACAATTTCTTTTAATTGTTCTTCGGTATAGGATATTTCAACACCGACTCTTTTAAGTCGGGCATTACCAAGGTATCCGTCATCCATAATTTAGCGTGTGAAACTCTTCAACATCCAACCATGTTTCTGATGTGCGTCAAGAATGTCTTGTAAGAAATTGCCTACGGCAGGTTCGTCGGCGGCATCAGCAATTGCAATACCTGTACGCAATTCCATGATATACTTGTCGTTGTCTTGAGCAAGTTCAGACATCATAACAAGCGGTGAAGGAATAGCAACGATATCTTGCACCTTTGACAGTTCCAACATTCTTGCCAGTGTTGTGGGAGCATACGAATTTAACGCACGAATATGTTCGGCAATTGAGTCTGTCTGATCAAACACAGCCTCATAAAAGTCTCCTAAGAAACCATGATACTGTGCAAAGTCAGGACCCTCTACATTCCAATGGAAGGTGTGTGCTTTGAAATACAAACCGAAGTTTGTACCTAAAATAACCTTCATCTGTTCGATTAGTTGTTCCATAATTTTATTTATTTCCTTTAATCATTTTAAGTAATTCGTTAGTGGAGCCAACAAACACTGCTTTATCTATGTTGACTCCTTTACTAGTTTCAGATTGAGGTGCAAGCTCTTTTTTTCTTTTCTGTAACTCTAGTAAATCTTTGTTCATCTCAGCCAGATTCTTCATCATTGTGGCTAAGACTTCATATGCTCTTGGTGATTCTGATTGGTTTGCAACTGATGCCAGTTCTGTCATTGCTCTATTGCCATTATTAATTAGTTCACGCATATTTGTACGAGCAAATTCAGCGTCAGCATCAATCTGATTAGTGTTGTCATTTACGACAGCAGGTAATGTTTCTATAGTTTTTTCTTCAATCGGTTCAACATCAAAGATTTCAGATAAATTTTTGTTTAATTTTTTCATGATAAGGTATCAGGCCATTCTTTAATTGTTTCAATGAATCCAAAATCAGCTGGTGGTGCGGCAGTTGTTGGATTAGGTTCAACTATCACAGCAGCAGCATTAATTGAAGTAGAATCTAGTGTAGACACATTGTATTTTGCACCAGAGTAATCACCTATGAGTGTGTAACCCGGTTTAATGTATTCATTGCCTCCAGTAATTACAAGTGTGCCAAGTGAAGTGTTACTGAAGTATTCTACCGTACCAAAGAATCCATTTGCAGTATCACGAACTGTTTCGCCTGTGGTAAACACATTATTACCGTTGGCATAGTCAACGTAAACCTTTTGTATTTGTTTGGATGTAAGATCGATGTTGATGTTTGTGTTAGATTGATTAATAATTTTGCCAGATTTAACTGGTGGCCAAATGAAACTCTTAGCCGTAAATGTTAAATCCCAAATGATAATTCTTGTCGTGCCGTCACCCATGCCACCTTCATATTCAACTGTAGATGCCACAGAGTTTAATATGATGGGCACGGTATACTTCTGACCCATTTGCGGAATAAAATCTACGACGACACTGAAATCTGGTGTGAAGAATGGTAAAATTTGTTCGAGTATCTGTGTGCCGTCTTCTGTGTTGCGAACATAAATCGACAGACTAAATTCAAAATTATAAGGTACTGGAAGAAACTGTGTTGCAACACCTGTGCTTGTAGCAGCAGCAAAGTTCTGTAATGTTGAAATCTGTTTACGACTTGCATCATACTCAAGACTGTCAAGATTAAATGACATTCTTGGTATAACGGAATTAATTGACTTAATTAGATTTGGATCGGAAGTAATCTGTGTCAGATATCTTTCTTTTGGACCATACGATAATGGCACTTTGAGTTTTTCTTTTGGATTACCTGCTTGTGTGTATCGAACAATCTCAAGATCATTAAACAATGTACCAAACACAACCACCATTTTGCGAATGGTGCGGTGATAAAATTGTGCATTACCTAACATTACGGTTCTCCAAACGGATTAACTTCCGTAAAGTCGATGATGCCATCACTTGCTGCTTCGATACGAGCATTGTCAATGATGTCTTCAAATGGTGTATTTTGTGTCGGTGCATCAGACGCTAGTGTTACAGTCCATTGTGCGCTACTTGTATTACCGTGTACATTTGCTGATGATGTAAAATCACCTTGCATACGGTATACATCAATGTATGCATTTGGTTGAAAATCATAAACTAAGGCTTGTGCTGTTGCAGTTGCTAACGACGAACCTTGATACACGATTTCGTCATTCACAAACTTACCTGAACCAGAACCTAATGAGATACGAAGTTTAGGATAGTAATTACGAATATTACCATCAATCTCATCGATTCCAGTTTCGATAATCTCACTTGAGAAATAAAACTGTTTCATTTTCAAAGCATACACATATACATTACCACCACGACCACGACCTAATGTATAAAACATCGCTTGATCATTCTCTGATTCTACGCTGGTAATCTCAAAGAAACTTGTGGTCATTGGTATGTAAATCAAATCGCCTTCAAGAGGTCTTGTTAGACCATTGACTGCATATCTAAATCTTAATCTCGAAACAAGTAATGTTGCTTCATCTCGAATCTCTAAACCAAACTTAGATATAAAGTCTTGTTCACCATCAAAGCCAGTTACATTTTCTAGATACATTTCAATTGGATGTGCAGTACGATATTCTTTTAGAACATCTTCACCGAACAAATAATCTACTTGGTCACGGGTTGTTCGTGGTAGATAATAAACATCCAAGCCATAAATTTTGAGTGCTTCAATAACAAGATTTTCGACAAGCAACTGTTCAGGAGTAACAACACTGTTACCCCCTAATTTGTTTGGGAAATTATTGAAATAAAAATTAGTAGTCATTAGCCAGTAAATATTTCTGACGGCAGTGAACCCATCATGTAAATCTGTTCTTCCATTTCTTTAATTTCTTCCGATGCTTCATCGTAAATCTTTTGACCGTTCAGTGTGACTCCACCTGGCATTTGAATACCTTCAAATTTTTTCATATTATTACCCCACTGCTGTTTAATTTTTGCTGTGGCTAACTGTTTTAGAAAACGGTCATTCCAAATATCCGTTGTGCCTTCTATTTGAATTGCAGAGTTATCGTGAGTTAATGTTGGTGGTCCAATCAGCGTTAGGCTTGTAGGCGACTCAATGTTACCAACTTGTTTTGATTCCCCACCAATAGAGATGAAGTCAAATGGTACGATTTCTTGATCAAACTTTGTACCATAACCCACAATTGTATTCGATGAAGGTGAACCACTCACTGTGCCTGTCAATACGACCGTTTCTGGTTGAATTGCACGATAGCATTCAACAACAATCCATTCACCAGGTTCGACATCTCTTGTCCAATCGATGTCTAAGAACACTTTATTTTGATGACGGTTGAAGCGAAACTGTGGTGTACCAGAAAACAGCAAATTCAGTGTGCGTAAATGCTGCATCGTGATTTCATATGACACATACGATACCGATGTAAAGTCATAGAGATCATGCAGACGCAACTGATAACGCAAGTCAAACATGTTGATTGATGCGTTTGATTGGTCAAACGGAAAAATGCCTGTGACAAATTGTACCGCATCTGGACAATAAATCCATTTGCGATTAATATCTTCTTGTGTAATCTGATGCTTCATGAACAGTTTTTCTGTTCCGTCATAATGATAATCACGCCAAAAACCGAGCGCATCATCAATGCGATCATCCACTTGATCATCATCAACGTTAATTTCAATGACTGGCCAACCTAATCTACGCAGGCAGTAATCTTTGAATTGTTGTCTTGTGTTTATAGTTGCCATAGTTGTTTATTTATTTTAAGTCCATCTGAAGATAACAATTCCGCTTCCTCCGGCGCCGCCAATTCTATTGTATGCTGGGGCTGTTCTAGATCCTCCGCCACCGCCGCTTCCCGTTGAGGAATTAGCACCAAAGCCATCTCCATTATTATTACCATTGCCAGCACCAAACGGAGTTCCATCCCAAGGTGGTCCGTAAACAGAACCTCCTCCACCACCTCTGCCGCCAACACCTGTATTTAATGGGGTACCATCATTGTTTATACCTCCACCACCGCCGCCAGCCAAGGCAAGAGTAGACCCTAGTATTGTAGTGAAGATTCCAAAACCACCGTTACCACCATTAACGGGATTTGGTGATGGGAATGGTGTTGGTCCCATGTCTCGTCCTGCACTACCGGCACCACCTCCACCACCACCTCCGGTATTGAATCCAGGACTATGAAAACCAATACCACCAGAAAATCCTTCAGGTGGATTTTTATTTCCTAAATTTCCTTGACCACCAAGTCTGTTTCCGCCAGTTTGAGTTCCAGCACCACCGCCACCTGAACCACCGGATGCTCCTACTCCTAAGGCATCACCCCAACTACCAGGTCCGATGCCGCTGCCACCACGACCACCACCAGTTGACCATAATGAAGAAGTTGTATTGAAAAATCCTGTGTTTGCGCCGTTAGCACCACCGGCCGAACCTTGACTTCCTGCACCACCGCCGCCGATTTGAATTGTAAATCTATCAAGAGGTGTTACATTATAAGAAAACCCTTGTATTACACCACCAGCACCACCACCGCCACCCGCATCAGCACCTCCTCCACCACCACCCGCAACAACTATGTAATCAATGCTTGTAAGACCTGCTGGTACATTCCATGTTGTTGTGTTGGAGAAAACAGCAATTCTATCCTGTCTTGAAGATATTCTAATAACAGCAAATCCAGAACCACCAGCACCACCACCAGTAAAAGATGGTGTGTTTCTTGACCCTGCACCACCGCCGCCACCTAAATTGTTTGTACCTGCACCTCCAGCATTGCTTACATTTGTTCTACCATTACCACCATTTCCACCGCCGCCAATGCCGCCAAAACCTTGTAGAAGTATTGGTGAACTAGGTGCTCCACCCCAAACCGTGCCACCACCACCGCCCGCATACGCTACATTTGTGCCAGTAAAAGTTGAAAATATTCCTACGCCGCCATTTCCTGCTATTTTTGCTACCGGTGATGCTCCTTCACCTGCGCCGCCGGCGCCGCCACCACCGCCACCACCACCGTCATACGCTGATGTTCCATTACCACCCGCAAATCCTTGTGTTATATTAACAGTTGTTCCAACGGCAGCACCACCCGGTCTACCTACACTAGCCCAACCACCACCACCGCCTCCTGAACCACCCGATCTACCGGCAGCGTCAGCAGCACCACCGCCACCACCAATAGCAATTAAAACAGGCATTGTATTTCCTGTATTGCTTGTTGATAAAACGGTGTTTACTCCGTTTGAGGCATTTCCTTGCATTACAGCACCACCTGCACCACCCGCACCAATGTGTACAGTATAAACTTGATTTGGTATTACAGGAAATCCTGTTCCTGTAATTACACCACCGCCGCCACCGCCACCAAAAAGTTCAGAGCCACCTCCACCACCAGCAACCATGAAATAATCAATCGATGTTACACCGCTTGGTACAGAAAATTGACCGGTGTTAGAAAAGACAAAAATTTGGTTTTGTGTATTGCTGAATGTCCATTTAAGAACAACAACACCCGAACCTCCAGCGCCGCCCGACGGTGCAACAGGGAATGAACCTGCGCCGGCATCACCACCACCGCCACCGCCACCACCAGTATTATTGTTTGCAGCGAAACCTGAATTTACTCTACTAAATCCACCACCACCAGCACCGAAAGGTGAACCTGCTAAATCTCCATAAGTTCCATACCCACCACCAGCAAATCCACCTTGATCTGTGGCGGCAGGACCATGGCCCCCTCCTCCCCCACCACCAGCATATGCAACGTTTGAACCAGTGATAGAAGAAAATAATCCTATGCCACCATTACCTCCCCTAACTATAGGAGAAGTTGTAAATGTTTGACCGACACCACCAGCACCACCGCCCCCTCCACCACCCAAATAATTAGGATTTCCTGGTCCACCTGCACCACCATTATTACCTTCACCTGGTGTGCCTAAACCACCGTTTGATGCGCCACCACCATCACGAACTGCACCTCCACCACCAGAACCACCACTGTTTCCTTGAACTTCTGCGCTTGTGCCGGGCGTGCCACGATAAGAACCGCCACCACCGCCACCAGTTGACCAAAAAGAAGATGATGTATTATAAAAACCAGAATTAGTTCCGTTTGCACCTCTAATCCCACCACCATCAGTAGGTGTAAAAGGTGCTCCACTACCACCAGCACCAATTATAATTGTTAATGTGTTTAATGGTGTAACTGGATAGTTTGTTCCAGTTCTAAAGCCGCCTGCACCTCCGCCACCACCACCTTCTACACCACCACCGCCGCCTCCGGCGACAACAAGGTATTCAACACTCGTTATTCCTTCTGGTACAATCCAAGAAGTTGTTTCTGTAAAAATCTGAGAAACAACATTAGGACCTATAGGCGCAGGAACAAAACCACCAGTAGTAACACCAATACCAGGTGCAGTAAATCGTTTTAAACTAAATCTACCGTTTGTAAATTTACGAATTGGCATTAGAAGAGTTCTGTACCAAAAGCACTGAATGAAATAGTGGATGTATTAGCATTAACTGACAATTGCGATGAGGCATTTAGTGTAATACCCAAACTCAATGCAATTGAATCATTGCCAGGAATAGCAACACGCCATGCTAGATAGTTAGCATTTGCAGTTGCTACACCAGAAACGTTTGCGGCAATACTAAACGCAGCAGCATTTGCATCAAGATTTGCAATATTGATTGATGAGATAACAGCAGAGTTACCAGCGGGCACTTGATACAGTGCCGTCAGTACATTTGCTGATGGGTTTCTTTGTCCCAAAATTGTATAATTTCTTGGCATCGTTTTTTTCCTTATAAACCGCCCATTAAAAAGTAATCTTCAAAAGCATTGGGCTCTTGAAGTTTTGCATTTG